CCATTCGAACAACCGCCCATCTTTTGATGAGCAAGCAACCAAATACTCCCCAAATGTATCCATGCTCCAAGTAGTTGCTGGTACATATTGACCAACATCTGGTCGAGCTACGCCGTAAGCAAAATTGCCATAAGTGCCATATCCGTAACCAATTTTCAGAACAGCATCAGCGTTTCCAGCAACTAAATCATTTGGTGATATATCAAAAAAAGTAGCATTTTCGTTCATCACATACAAATGGGTATGTGTGCCAATTGCAATGCGCCTGTTGTTGTTATTGTCTCGCCAATTAATAAGGCCACGGGACTTGCCACTTAGCTGAGTATTAGAACGCTTTCTCCAGCCTCCAACAGGACGAATAGTATTCTCGTACCATCGAACCAAGTTGGCGCTATTCCAACGCCCTTTAGATTGATACTCTGTACCGTTCTTGTAGACACCTGGAGGTATTTGAAGTGGGATGTAGGCCATGATGTTTTATTGGTTAGGTAGGTTTGAAACAAACGTCATGGTAACAATTGCGGATGGTACTGCAGGTCTTGTGGGGTTAGTGCTAGTGTCGAAATGCTCTAGGCTTACAGCAGTACTGGTGGTGCGCCACATGATTTCTATGTAGTCGTTGTCTACTAGGCTTACAAAAAAGTTGAGTGCCGCAATTAAATGACTTGGATCACCTGCTGCTTTTCTTGCGGATAAATGGAATCGACTATTTGAATTGGCAATGTTTGTGCCATTTTTTCGAAACCAAATGTCCACATCCTGACCATCATTGCTGGTGTTTTTGTATTGTAAAGAAAACTGCAAATTCCAGATGCCAGAATTAGCAACAGTAATTCGACTGTTGCTTACCATTGTTACACCATTAGAAAAATCTGTAGTATTAAAAGTAACAGTATAAGCTGTTGTAGTGTTGGCAGCAGTTTGATCTGTAGAGTCTTGAAAAGCGCCATGTGGGTTATTTATGTACTTTCCACCAAAAGGACCAATCAAGGAGCCAATGACGTTTGTCAGTTTGGTAAAAAACAACCTCAAAAGCCCATTGTTCTGGTTCTGGACGTTTTGAGAATAGACAGGCGCTGATAAGCCCAATGAGGGCAGAGCAGGATTGTCTAATTGTTGTTTTTTGTTAGCCATCAGATGCCAAGAAACTTTTTAACAAACTCAGCAGCAACACCAGGACCAAGAAGCACAGAAGCAATTACGGCATAAAGCAAGTATTCAATCTTAGTCATTCGCTTTTTGCCAGCATCAAGAGAATCATTAATATTCTCATAGCGTTGAGCGCAGACTGCTTCATGAGTGGTCAATCTTGCCTCCGTTGCATCAATTTGTGCGCTCATAATTTATTCCTACACGGCAATCCAAGATGTAGTGGCTTCGTCCCATTCGTAATTGTTACCGTCCTGTGGATATGCCACTGGTGGATTCCATGCGAATGTGGACTCATCAAACACCCATGACGCATAAGGCTGCCGAGCGTAAAACTCAGTGCGCTTGCGCTGTGTGTACTCTGCTTCGGTCAGAACCTCCAAAACACCAGCGACAGTGATGTCGGCATTGTCATCGCAAATGCCGTAATATTTGGGGGCGTTTAGATAAACTCCTAAAGAGTTCGTTTTAATGGGCCATGCTGACTCATCCCGCCACTGTACCTGTAAACCTGTAATGTTTGGCATAGATGGCCCAGTACGCTGCGGCTCAACAGTGCAAAGCACTTTAGTTATGGCATCAACTTCAGTTACGACAATATACATTAGGTCACTCCTCATTAAAGTGAAATTCTTCTAACAGCTCTGGTTCGGAAACTTCCCGTTTTACCCTGGTTGTTCTGGTTGCCGTTAATTGTGCTTTGCCGCCATGCATTTTCGTCAGTAGCTTGAGTACTATTCCAATACTGCGCGGTATCAAACGCTTCAGACCCTGAATCTTGGAAAATTGCCACTGATGTTTGAGCGGGGTCTCCAGAAGTGTAATTACTACCTCGACTTGGCAAAGCATTGGTGTTCGCACCAGACGCAGGGTTAGTCAGGTTATCGCTAGTTGTTGGCTTTAAATTGTAATAAAGGACTTCAAACTCATTTTTAGCTGGCATATACCAGTCACTGAAGCCGCCAATAGTAAGCCCTTCGCAGAACTGCGCTGCCGGATGATCCGCATTATTCATGTTGGCGCTATTGGTTGGCCCATTAATAACGGAATCCGTTCCTGAAGTGGTGGTGTTAGCTGTTTTCCACTGTGCAATTGTTTGAGCAGTTGATTTGGGGCCAATTACGAGGTTGTGAGTTGCAACACCATTGCCGCTGGTAGAAATTTGTCCGGCAAAAAAGCCGCCGCCATAAGCCGCACCAATAGCAGGTAGTTGGGTGGTGATGCTGTTGCTTGATGCACTTGCTGCGCCCTGTCCCACACTGTTGGTTGCCCGCACCGTAAATGTGTAACTTGTGGATGGGGTCAAACCAGTAACAGTAATTGTTCCTGATCCAGCTTGTGACAAAGTTCCAGTTAAGCCGCCGGGTGAAGATGTTGCTGTATATGACGTAATTGTTGCCCCGCCATTGCTGGCAGGGGCCGTAAATGCAACTGTTGCAGTAGTTGAGCCAGTTTGTGTGGCTGTTCCAATTGTTGGTGCGCCTGGAACAGTCGCTGCAACAGTCGCTGTGCTATTTGAGTTTGCACTGACAATACCAACTGCGTTAGTGGCTGTAACCACACAACGAATAGTGTTCCCTACATCAGCAGCCACAAGAACGTAAGTGCTTGAAGTTGCACCACTGATGTTGGTCGTAACTCGCTGCCACTGATAAGTGAACGTAGGCGCAGGAGCGCCCGTCCATGTTCCATTAGTGGTGCTGAGTGTTTGACCAACTGTTGCGGTTCCCGAGACTACGGGAGCAACCGTGTTTACTGGCAGTGAGCCGTATGAATTGCCCACCGACATCATCAGGATTCCACTCATGTTACGTTACCTGTAATGATTGCAAGAGTTGGTGTAATAAACAGTACATTGCAGATACCTCGTGCAGCAAGAGTTATGCTTGTGCGTGTAGTATTCGTGCCGCCCACATAAACTGTTGGTGCTGAACAAGTGATTGTGCTTGTGCCAGCATTGTTGTTAAAAATCACAACCGCATCACCAGCGGCAAAGGTTGAAGTAGGCACAGTAATGGAGCCGCCAGAACCGATCTCAACAAACTCGCCCCTATCTGTGGTTGCAAGTGTGTAACTACCTGTCTTGGCTGCACCAGCGGAGGGGATTACTCGAAAGCCTACAGCGTTTGTGCCATCTACTGTTGTGTTTGAAAGGTTGCCAGATGCAGGAGTTCCTAGTGCTGGGGTAACTAGAGTTGGGCTGTTTGACAATACAACAGAGCCAGTACCAGTTGCTGTACCAACCCCTGTTCCACCTTTGGTGACTTTTAGAAGTGGACCAGCATCAAACAAGGCATCAATGGAGTCAAGATCTGTATTGATCTTAGTACCCCATGTATCAGTTGAAGCGCCAACCTCTGGCTTTGTTAGACCAAGGTTTGTGGTAGTTGTATCAGCCATGTATTACCCCTAAAAGACTTTTTAAACAGAAACAGTTGTCCAAGACTCAGAAATATCCGACTCTGTTTCCCATTTTTTTCTAGCGTTAATTACAACACTTGAATTGTCAACCATGATCATTTCAAAGCTAAGAATTCGGTTGTATTCAATAACTAGATTACTCACTGAAACAATAGCAACACTTCCAACAGCATCCAACCCGCCAGCAACAGTCATTTCAGAATTACTTGAGATTGCTATCGATGAGCTTGATATTTTTGTAGCATCTACGGAAACTGAGCTAGTTGAGAAAATCTCAAACTGAGCATCTTTAATTTTGTCTCCAGCAACAACAACAGTAGAAGCGGCTACTACTGCAAGCGCACCTAAGTACGCCCCAAAGGAGTAACGACCTCCGCTGTAATCACCACTACCGTAAGCAGCCATATCAGCTCAATGTGATAGACAAGCTGCTTGTTGGAATGCGGAAAATATCGCCATCGTTAATTGCCTTGGCGGTTGTCAGTGGAGCCCATGCAAGCATATTGCCGCCAGTAGAAGCATCAAAAATTGCTGCCCAACCAATTGTTCCCCAATTGCCGCCAGTAGCAGCACCGAACTCAATGGCCGCTGCGTTGGTAAATGTGGTTGCTGTACCGCTACCGGAAATGGTTCCTGCGGATACGCGAGAGTAGCCACTGCCTGTTACTTCTGTACCGCCACCAGTATCACTTGGAGCAGCCGTAAACAGGCCAACAAACCAAGCAGTAGGACGAGTGACTGAACCTGTATTAAACAGGTAAGTTAGTGCAAGATTTTCTGTGTAATTTGTAAAAGATGACATTTATTACCCCAATGATCGGGCGCGTACAAGTGGAGTTGAAGAAACAGAAGCCCTTTGATCTGCTACTTCAATGTCGCCCAAGGAGTTAGTATATAACTGACCCCATACGGCAAGACGTTCATCATCTTTCAAGTACGGTGATGCTTCTATCAAAGCTCCGTACAGATACAAGTCTGGGGCATAGGCCAATAGCCAGTTGCTTGTGTTTGAATCACTCAGCGCAGGAATCTTAGCATAATATGTAAGTTCTGCGGAGTATGTTGTGTCTGGTGATGGGATAAATTCTAGCTGGCTACCAGTGATCGTGTAGTACAGCGGTTGACCAGCAGCCGTGAACCTTCCAGCCTTAAGATCATCCCCTTGAGCTTCAGTAACAAACCCCAGACGAACAATTGGGTTAGTGTTTAATTGAAACTCTTTGGCTTGGAGCCAATCAGCAGGGTAGGCAAAGAATGATGTTTCAATCTGAGCCTCTGCACGCTTAATCATCTGGCGAACACGCAGCTTGCGGTTGAACTTTGCTTCCGCAATAGCAATAAAACTCGGAATGATTGATGTCAAATCATCACGGTTCAGATAGTCCGCTATCGTGGTTTTAAGACCCGCAAATGTGTCAAGTGCCATTTTCTACATCCCTACACGCCAGTGTGTGTTCATGTTTATATTCAAATGTGCCAATGTGAAAGATCTGCTTAGACAGATCCTGATCAACAAATGTTTTGTGCCCATTTTGGGCTGCTCTACGGCAAAACCATACATCTTCACCAATGTAGTCTTCCGCAGCGGGAACCCAAGGTATGGCAAACCAAGGATATTCCATAGATTTGTAGACCTCGGCCTTGACAAGCATTACGCCCATCCCGCAATAGTCTACTTCAACAAGTCCTGTTGAATCGTCCTCAGTATATACCCGATTGATAAATGTTGCATCCATTCCTGGAGTGTTTTTCTTTACCGCAATAGGTTCAGTCGGGAACCTACGTTTTGCATAGTTGCCACAGACAATTGGTGTGTCATGTTCTAACAAGCGGAGGATTGAATCCTTTGGAAATCGCATATCGCTATCAAGCCATAGGGTATGTGTACACCCAGCAGCAACAGCATCCCTCGCTAGGTCTTGGCGTTGTGCCGATAACAAAGTACCAGAGCTAGTGTAGATCACCACCTTGTGATTTGATGTACCTACAGTAAATCCAACTAGCCTAGCCAAATCAAACGCAAATCCAGAGTTAACAAAATCCCGTGTTGGAACCAAAATTCCAATGGTCTTACTATCCATCAAACTTCTCCAGGTCGTGTGCGAAATGCACGATTGTCAGGATCATTGAGCCAACGCTTCATGTAAGCTTGGTCATCCAATTTTCCTTCAGCTTTCATTTTATAAAACAAAGCCATAGGAATAGATGCAACATGGTGCATATCGCCCTTCCAATTGGCTTTTTCATCAAATGAATTGAATTTCTGTTGGTTGTCTGCAACTATTTCAGTCGCATCAATAATTGTTTCGATGGTAGCTTCGTCTTTGTCGGCATCGTAATGCCACATCTTGCGAGTACCAGTAAGTGGGTTTACATCAAAAAGTTCTGTGTGCATAAATAAAAAAGGGTGGGTTATTAGCCCACCCTTTATTCAGATCAAGACTGAATTGTAGAGTTCAGGTCATAGACAGCGCCATGAGCCTTCTCGTTCTTGATTTTCAAGCCCCACTCGCACAACAGCATACGCTTCTCAGCATCGCCTGTCTTTGCCAGTTCCACGGTCTGGAAGGGGCGCAGGAACGCAACGCTTGCGTATTCTGGATCAAGCACAAACACATCACGTTCACGTTGGAAGCGGTTTGCAACAATGCTCACGTTACCAAAGTCAGAGACATAAATGTCGGCTGCACCGATGATGGTGGATGGCTTTGGACCAGTGACGTTGAAACGCTGACCAGCAATACCAGCCATCTTAGACAAGTTCTGCTTGTTAACAGGACCAGCCATAACGATGGAAGGAGCGCCGCCTTGTGTCCACACCTTCTGGATTACGTCTTTCAGCAACACTTCGCTGAATGAACGCAACTCAGTAGTTGTAGCATCAGTACGAGCCGCATCAGGGATGGTTGTGTACGATGGATCGCTACCGCCAGTACCTTCGTTAGTGTTGGTCTTCAAGAAGGCCAACAGTGCGCCTGTTTTACGGGCAGCGGAGGTAGAGCCAGCGGCAGCAGCTTGGTTAGCCAGCATTGTGGCTTCCATGTCGCGCTTGATCTCAGCAGACTTCTTAGCCATTTGATAGCTAAGTTCGCTACGGCGACCAGCTTTGTCAACAGCTTCCAAAGTGCCAGCAATGATCACATCTTTACGGCTAATCTGGGTGTAGTTGCCCAAACGAACTGTAGCGGTAACGGCTGTGAAAGAAGTGATGTCATCGCCTTCAATCTGTGCGTTAGTTGTGATTGCAGCGGCAAGATCATCGGTTTGCCATTCAAAGAATGTATTGGACACGTTTTCACGGCCAATGTTAGACATGAATGGAGTCTCTTCTGGAGAGATTTGGTAAATGACATTCGAAAGATCTTCCCGAACGCCCTTCGCGTCAAAGCGCGTGTAGGTATTGGTAATAGCAGCCATGATTTTTCCTTAAATAAACTTTTCAAAAAGGGATGCGGCATCTCTGACGCTTCCGGTCTGTGCAAGACGTTTTTTTGCGTTATTAATATCACTCAACTTAGAACTTACGCTACCTGCCGAACCTGGAGTCGCCATACGAGGGGCTTTTTTAATCTTCGCTTGGAGTTCTGGACGCTTGCTGATCATCTGGTCATACTTCCACGCCTTGTGCAGCGCAAGTAATGCCCGAGAATCAGAAATACCATTCAGTTCCTGCTCAGAAAAACCCAATCCTAGACCGTACTCCAACAAAGCTTTACCTTCTGTTTTGGCTTTTTCCGGAGAACTCCATTCTGGAATTTTCTCCTTCAGGCTTTTTACTTCCTGCTGCAAAACATTCTGGATATGCTTTTGAGATTCAGCTTGTTGCAATTGTTGTAACCGCATCTGCTCTGCCATAACCGCATTCTTCTGTTGAATACGCCGCTGATGTGATGTCCATTGACGGGCATATTCAGTCGGGTCTTCATACTCCAAGCGGTTCCAATCAGGCTCTGCTGGCTCAAACTCCTGCAATTTCTGCTGTAGTTGTCCCAAAATCTGAGCATATTGCTCACGCTCTCCACGTACTTGCTGAAACTCAGACTCCACAAATTTGCGCTCTTCTGCCAGTTTCTGCGTTTTCCGTGTGTAGTCAGCTTCACGTTGATAACCTCGGATCAGTTCTTCCTTCGGGACTTCGATTTCTTTACCGTCAACTTTGACAATAAACTTCTCGTCCCTTGGAGCTTCTTCTTCAGCCTCTTCGTCTTCGCCTTCTACTTCCTCAGAAGTCTCTTCTGCTTCACCTTGCAACTCCGCAGATTCAACTTCCTCAGACTCGGATTCAGATTCCTCTGCCTCCGGTTGCGCCTCTGCACCAGTGTCAACGCCCTCTTGAGCGTCTAGCATGGAAGCAAAGCTTTGCGCTGCTTGGTTTACTGTAATCGAACCGACTGCTTGTGCGTTATCGGACATATCTTCCTCTTAAATAAAATCTGGGTTCTTGCGGGGGCGACCACGTTGTCTTACTAACGCAACTTCTGCCATCTTTCCTGTATCCATTACTGAACGCAGTTTTGTTCGCAGAAGATCAATGCTTGTTAACAGCAAGTAAGCTTGCTCTCGTACTGGGTGTTCCATTAACTTGGAAGACCGAATATCCCGGTAACAATCATCTTCAATTTTCTTGAGCATTTCTACTAGAAGTTCATCCTCAAGTAGAAGTTTTGCTCTGTCGCCTCTTGCAAGGTTAATTTCTAAATCATCCATGTCACATCATAGGTTGAGGCTGTTGAGGCACTTGACTCATTGCAGCCTGTTGTCGGATTAACTCACGGTCCTTATTCATAGCAGCATTGATTTCTGCACTTTGAATTTGTACCCCATATTTCAATTCTAACTCATATCTTTTCAAAATGCCATCTTGTTCAATACGATCACGCTCACGGTCATCAGCCAAAATCATTTTTTCACGCTCTAATTGCAGTTCAGCAGCTTTCTTTTCAATATCGGCTTGAATAGATTGGGCTTGAACCTGTGTAAGCATTTCTTCAGGAGTTGGCTTGGGCGCTGGAGGCTGTGGCAATTGGAAGTCAGCAGGTAACTGGTTAAAGTAATTCTGTGAATCTTTAATGCCAGCCAACTGCAACATCTTGGTCAATGTATTAGTGTACTGTTGTACAGAAACAACAGGGTTGTTTGGGCCAGTTTCTTTTAGCAACATCTCTTGACGCATTGCTACTTGGTTCAAGATGTTAATGCGGTCTTCAATAGTGCCATCACCAACACCCACGTTGACAACTACGTCCATCTTGGCATCCCATGAACGGGGGTCAATTGGCACAAAGGTGTTACGCAAGCGGATCATCCGCGCACGATCTTGGTTCTCAACAACCAACTTCAAAATGCCAGTAAACAGCTTACGCAAGCCTGTCTCGGCAAAGATACGGGCAATCATCTCAATGTGCTGGTGAGCAGCATTGACCGTGGCCGATACAGCGGCCTTGGTGGTGCTTTGCAACGCATCAGCATCAAGACCAGCAGCGGCTTTAGAAATGCCTGTGCGGGTCTGCTTGATGTCATCCAAGTAGTCCAGCATAGGGAATGCTGCTTGGCCAACAAAAGGAGTTGTGAAAGGCTGAACCATTCCAGGCGCTCTCATGCGGATAACCGCACCCACTTCGGTGTTCAGCACATCTTCCATGTTGGCCTGGCCCTCGACAATCGCTGTACGGGGGTGGATAGATTGTGCCAAGGAGTCCAAAATGCCGCGCTGTACGTTGGACTTGATGCGCTGAATATCCATCACCACATCGGCAGGACACATACCAAAGAAGGTGTGTGGCTCTGGGTCTGGACAGAAATCAGCAAACTGACGATCAGCAACGATTTCGTTACGCAGAACCTTGTTGCCAGTACCTACGGTGCAGATACGGCGCAACTCAGCAATGCCGTCCCCATCAAAGTCAACCTTCAGGTAGCCTTCAATGTACAGAACGCTTTTGCTTGACGGGTCGCCGTTATTCGATGTGCTGATAACAGCAAACGGGTTACGAGCTTGATACTCTTCGTTGTTATCAAAGTCGTTACCGTTGCCAGCAACCTCAACCATCTCATCGTAGTCATAACCCATAGCAACCAAGTCGCTTACGGTTTTTATTGTGCGGTGACCCACAAAGATGGCTTCGTCAATTGACTTGGCAAGGCGGGCAATCAAAAACTCTTCTGGTGGCAGTGCTTCAATCTTGACCTTGCCTGATTTGATGCGGCGCTTGATTTCAACGTCATACATCATTGGGGGCGGGGTCATGATGCCTTGAGCTTCGTTCATTGGCTCAGTGCCGGGAACTGGATACTCACGAACGGCAGAAATCTCAACCTCTGGATTCTCAATTAGCATCATCATGCTTTGCTCATCAAGCATGGAGAACGACTCAGCACGAACTTCTACCGACTCATCCCACCAGTACTTAACAATTCCGCACTTTCGCACCAAAGCGTCTTTAAATGCAGAGTGCAGAATCTTAAAGCCTGGGTTATCACGCTTGAAGATGAAATCAACGTAGTCAGTGGCTTGGTCTGCGTTTGCAACATCCTCTGCACCTTGAGGCATGAACTCAACAACACGCTCTGGGCCAAAGAAGATACGCATCAAGCTGGGCAGGATGCCTTGTACGGTATCGCGCACATCCATTGATACCACTTGCGAACGGCCAT